TATAGAAATCAAACCCCTAATACCCTATGAAGGTGATTTCATATTAGAGGGTAGATATGGTAATTCAATAAGATTTGGTTCCACTAATAATCACCCAAATGTACCTATAAAAAACCATTGGTCTAGTGGAGAATCACTAACAGGAGATCCTATAACTATAATTCGTAATGGACAAACAGGTATAAGAGTCCCTGATAATGAAAAAGAAGAAAACGATGGATGGTATCCTATAATAGAAGATCCTAATGGGGACGATTCTTCTATTTATATGACTTCAAACCAGGTATTAACAGACCTTACAGTAGCAGGCCTTACAGATTCAGAAGAACCTTGGATAACATCATGGCCTAGTTTTGGTTCTGAAGATATCTCAGAAGTTAAAAATCAAGTACCTTTTGAAGCAGATCAAACAGGAGAAGACGAAACAGAGGATATGACTGATGAAGAATTAAATCAAGCAGCAGCAGGTGAAGATGAAATAACACAGTCCCCAACAGATACTGATAATCCAGAAGAAGACGATATAATATATTTTGATAAATTACCTGATACAGATGAAGAAGCAGAAAATGCAAAATTAAAACAATTCTGTGATTATTTATTTGGACCTGAATGTTTTTTACCATTATTAGCAGGGTCAAACCAAATTTTTGAAATATTTGAAAGAATGACAGGTGGAGGTAAATTTTATTACCCAGATGAAACAAATAGTGCTACACATTGGATAACTAGAGATAAATTATATGAAATTTTAGTTTATTATGATGTAAAAATCTCTCACCAACCTAATTCTTTATTAAAATCAGCTAAAAAACCTATACAAATAGGATGGTTAAGCTCCCCAAAATACTTTAGATCTCACACAGATCCCTTTACTAATACCATACATGTACCTAGTGTAGAATCCTTAACTTTTATATTTAATAAATACCCTGCAGGTAATCCAACATTATCAATGGAGGCTTCAAGAGCATTAGTAATTGATTGTGTTTGGAAAGAATTATCACATATAGCAGAAGTAGATGCAAATGGACTTTTTGGTTATACAAAAGAGGATTGGGAGGATTTACCAGGGGGTATTGGAGATATATTAGGAAAAAGAGATAAAAATAAAACGGAACCAGAAGGAGTTTTAATCCCTAAAAATACCTTATATTTAAAAGAAGATATGAGGGGTATAAAAATAAATGTAGACGAGACCACAACAAACACAGGAACTAAAGTTCAAATAGAAGTTAAAGACATACCAGGTAAATTGGGATCTGAAAAATTAGAAATATCATTTAATAATGGTGTAGATAGAACAACAATGGAAAAAAGAATGGTAGAAGTAACCTCAGATATGTTACGTGTAGACCATGAAATAAATTTAAGACTAATGTATGCGGATGCTACTATAGTTAGTGTAGCAAATTATGATAATATAACTCACCACGACACAGATAGCCAAGCAGTAGAAAGCCAACTGGCAGGTGAATGGTTAGCT